ATATGGATTATTTAGTATTTCCAAACAAGTTATGTCTGAAAAATCCTTAATTTGTGTGTTTCCAAAAACCCAATAATTAAAATTAGGATTTGGATAAGTGTTAATAACACCATATGTCCCTGTGGTAAATGCAGGTGTTCCTGTAAGGTTTGCAAATTTAGTACCAGAAACACTTGGTTTATGAGTAAATTTAAATCTTTCTAAATCTACTAAATTAGTTCCAGCTCTTCTTGCACTACCATCGAAAGCAGGAGTTGATGTTTCAAGCAAAGTTATTGGGTTTCGATCTAGTTTTTTGACTATTTGATCTTTCTTTAAGAATATAGAAAGAGTCTTTTCTTGTTCAAATCCTATAACTTCTGATCTTAAATCTAAAAGATAAGTTTCTGCAGTTGAAAGCTTTGGAAATGTTAATGTTGGTAAAAATTCTGGATTTAATATATTTAGTCTCAAAGTTGTAGCAATAAAATCCGTAATTTTAAGTACTATTTGTTCTTTGCTCAATGTTGCAAACATTTCATTAGCAGTTCTATAATTACCTACTGCTTTCATTTTCATATCAATTATTTGACGAATTTGATAGTTTAATATTTGCACCTTTAATTTAACATTTGTAGAAATGTTATTTTTAACTTTAACTTCTCCAAATAATGCAAGCCCGATTGGGTGAAGTAGTTTTTTAACTGCATCACGATACAAATTAATACTTTGTCCTACCTTAATGACATAAGAGAAATCTTGATAATATAAAGAGTCTTGAATTCGTTTTGAACTTTCTGATAATTGACCATCAGAACCACTAAACCCTCCAATTTGAGAAGTTAATGCATTCACTCTTACACGAACATTAGGATTTGATATTGAACAAATTTTAGCTGTTGATAAAGAAGTTAATCCTTTAATATTCATATTATTTGAAAACATACCAGACTGCTCTCTTACAAATATATCTGAATCTTCATCTAATATATAACCACTCTCATCTTCTTTTAAAAAACCAGAAAAAGATGAAGCTTGTTTTAATTTAATTAAATGTGTATCATTATCAATTTTTTCTAATACACCAGTTGCTATTTGCTGTTTCTCTGATAAAAATTTATCACCATTTTCTAGAATTAAATTATCATCAGTATTTCTTTCTAAACGAATTGATTGAGGCAAACTAGTAATTGTTTCACCAAGAGAAAATGCACCACTTGCAGTTTTAATTACCATATAAAGAGGTATAAAGAAATCAGGTGGGTTTACATAATCAAATCCACTTTCAGATGTGACAATACTTGTAATTTCACCAATGCTCTTTGATCCAGCTAATATTTTTCCATTTGCTCTTCCTGCACCAGTTGGAAGAGAAAGAATAGGTAGTTTATTATAAAAAGCTCCAGGAGAGAGTATTGTTGCTTTTTTGATTGCTCCAGTATTTGAAGATTCAATGTCTATTTCTCCTAAATCTTCATTCAATATAAATCCTGTACCATCTTCTTTTAGTAAAGAATCTCTATCAATCTCAGATATAAATCCTGATGCAGATAATGATGGAGATAATTCTGGACCACCTGTTCCAGCATTATTAAATGTTATTGTATCATTTAATTGATATCCAACACCACCACTAGCAACAATTAATTCAGTCACAGATCCTGGAAGAATTGCACCAACTTCTGAACGTGCAAGCACACCTGTAGGAGAACTGAATTGAATCACATCACCTATTTGACTATATGCACCACCTTCAATAATATTAAATTTTTCTATAATTGGAAGAACAGTACAAATAATATCACCAAATGGTGTTATGTTAGACTTTCCTGTTATTGTGAATGTTTCAATATCATTAGTTTGTTTAAATACTCCAGTCAAACTATCTTTGCTAATTGTTATTTCAGCAATATCTAAATTTAAAAAACGAAACAGAATAACATTTTCAACTCTGGCTGTTGCTTTTTCTATTACACCATTTGGAAATATTCTAGTTTGTGTAATTAATTGTCCTAATAAATTACGAGCATCTCCTGTTGTAGCAAGAACACGAATTATTTGTCTTTCGCTCCATTTACCATCTGATACACGAAGCATATCAACTTTAGGAAAATATAATTCAGCATCTTCATTAAACAATATACGAAAAAGAAATTTATATGAAGCTTCTGTTCCTTTTGATAGATATAAATCTTTAATATGTTTTGCTAGATATCTTTTATCTGAAAGAACTTCTTTTGGAATGCTAGGTAATATTTCTTTTGAGAAATAGTCAACAAACATATTGACAGTATTATCAATATCTCTTATGTCTTCTAAATGTTGTTGTGGGTAAAAATTTTCAAGAAATTCGTAATATGCTTTTAGAAAGTCAATAAACTTTTGATTATCATCCCTTACAAATTCAGGGACTTGTTTACTAACGACTATCGATGCTGTTGCTTTTACTGAAGCTGGCATAGTTTTTTATCTACTGTTTGTAAATATAAAATCTTTTCCTGACACACTTTCGCCAGAAGCAATTTTATCAGATATAATATTTACTTCTATATCCTGTTCTCTTATAAATGCTAATTGATTTCTAAGAGATATTACATCATAAGAAGCAGGCTCTACTGTAAAAGTTATTTTACCATTAATATCACCTTGTGATATATTGATGCTATCGATTGATATTTTACCTGTTGTGTAATTTACTGTACCGATATATGATGGTGTATAAATTTTAACATTTGCAGCAGTAAGATAAAATAATCTTAAATCGCCGATTGCGTTATCTTCAATGTAATATGTATCTACACTTCCTGCTATTGTAAATCCTGATGACGATAAAGAAATAGAAGCATTTTGTGTTGAAGTTGGTTTATAAATTGGATTATTTAATGAGAATGTATATTTTGTATTCGTATTAAATTGTGGTGTTAAAAGATACTTTAATTGAATTTTAGTAATGTTTGAAACAATGCTATTTTCACTTTTGTCAATTAAACTAGATAATGCTGACTCACGAAATACAGCATCAAATTTATTTAAGTTGCCTGTGTTATAAGCTTTTATTGTATCAACCACAATGCTTTTTATAGTGTCAGCACTACGAGTTGTTAATTTTGGATTGTAATATACATTTGAATTTACTGATATGTATAGTATGTCAGGATCAACTATTTCTGGAATAATACTTACTAAACTTTTTCCTTTTATAATATCTTTAATAATAATTTGTTTAGTGCTTTGTGTTAATGTATCTCCTGTTTTTGGTTTAATACAAATATATGCTTTTCCATAAATTGGTGGATCATTTTCTTCACCACCCCAAACTGAAATAGCATCAACGTTATTATAAAATTTTGGAATAATTACTTTGTAGTCATCTGCAGTCACTGCTCTATTTTGTGCTGTAAAACTTTTTGGAGCATTAAATTTAATACTATCAATTGTTTCAGGTATAGAACCACCAGCTGCAATTGCTTTTGTCACAATTGATACGTTGGCTGTATTTGTAAATGCGTTTCCTGTGTATGTGAAAGTAGCTGTACCATTTGGTTCTGATTCATTGCAAACAAAATAATCTATAAGAATATTTGCACCATTTGCTGGAGCAAATCCTAAAAGACCATCACCAAAAGAAATAACATAATTACCATCATCATTTTCTTTTAAAAAATAAACACGTGATACTGGAGTTAATGTAGAGAAATTATCAGCAAGATTATATACTGTGTTTGCTGCTGATCCTGCTACCTCTTGAACATTGATTTTAATTGTTGAAGTATCTACTTTAGCATTTGGAATTACATAAGATCCATTCGTGACCATTGAATATGTTTTTTGTAATAATCTTCCTTCAATTATAGGAACATTTAAAAATGAATATGTATTTGTGATAGAACGAGAAACAGTGGTTGTACTATCAGTTAAAAAATTAAAATTACTTCCACTAAAATTTGAACTGAATGAAGTTCCTGCTGGTATAGTAAGAGTTGTTGGATTTCCTGATACGTTCGATATAACAAGATCAATAAGTGCTTTTGAAGCAATACTTGATGATGGAGTATATCCTAATGATTTAGCAAGACTTACAACTGATGAACGTTTTACAGCACTATCTAAAAACATTTCATTAACACTTAAATTATAATACAAAGCATTATAATGTGTGTTGTAAGCAAGTACATCTAACAAGATTGAAAGACCAGATCCTTCAAAATTGTAATCGCTAAATGCATTTTGTGCTTTTAAATATGTCTTTATATTCTTTTTTATTTCATCAAAATCTAATTCAGTGACTTTAATGTTTCTACTTGTTTCAGCCATTATCGTGTTCTTTCGAGTGTTAAAGTTAATTCTATTGGTGTAGCTGTATTAATAATTTTAAATACAATACGAATATCTACATAATTTTCGTCTGGACGAACCAATACAAACACATCAACTAATAATACTCTTGGTTCGTAATTTCTTATAACATCAACTATACTTCTTTTAATTACAGCTGTAGCCATTTCAGTGACTGGTTCAAAAAGCATTCCTCTTACTTGACAACCGATTTCACTATGAAAAGGTCTTTCAAAATTTTTAGTAAGTATTAGGTTTCGAACACTTTGTTTAATCGCTTGCTCGTCATATTTTATAGCTACATCCTTATTTACAGGGTGTGCTGTAAAGTTTAAATCTAAATCTGCGAATGTACGAGTATTAGTTGGCATATTACTATTTATTATCCTATGTTGACTTTTGGTGACCCTAATAATCCAACTTTATCACCACATAATATAGGATCTAATATCCTTACAGCTTGTCTTCCCTCAATATTACATTTTAAAGAGCCAATTACTACTAATCTACTTGGTGAAGGGTGTACTACAATACCACAAACATGTGTAAGATACATTGTATATAAAGTCAATGGAATAGGTAAACCTTGTATAAAAGTTTTACTTGCAAAAGGACCAATTGGTAAAGTTGGTGGAAAACAACCATGTCCAAATGATAGTGTTGTTGCTACTGCTGCTAATGGCATATTTATCCAACCTCTGGTATTAAAGAGAAATCATCTGATACTTTTAAATGATCTCTCATAGTAAATGTTTCGAATCTATTTCCTGAATATTTCCATGAACAATGCAACCAAACTGATTTTTTACCTGCATACGATAACACTATACGATCAAATCCATAAGGTAAAGATAAAGCTAAATCTATTGCTGCTTGATAATGTTGAGCACGATTCCAGCTTGAAAATATAATATCAACAGCTTCACCTGTATAATGTTGAGATGTTTCAGGAGATCCTGCTTGAATTTGGTTATTTCTATATCCATTTATAATTAAAACGTTTTTGAATAAATCTTTCATTGGTTCAATAAGATATGTTGCCATTCCTTTTAAATTACAAACTATTTGTTTTGGTTCTACTCCCATTTGTGAAATAATAGGAATACCACCATTTCGATTTAATGCTCCTAATTGAATACGAGCAGATAATTGTAAGCTTGGTTCATAGGTAGATAATCCATAAATGTATTCGCATTTTTGTTCTGCTGCTGCAATATCTGATTTAACTGTTGGTGTAGTTTTAACAGAAACATCACCTAAATCTAAATTCTTACGAATATATAAACCACGTTGTACTTGACGTTCACGATGAGTTTGAGCATCTCCTTCGTCTGGAACTTCATACACAAAGAATTCTCTTGCTGATCTTGAATTGACTTGTAGTTCAGGTATTACTGGCATTTGAGTATCAATTATTTCATTTGATGTTAATGCTAATCCTGATGGTGTAAAGCCATTTGCTATATCAACTTTACTACCATCTAATTCTAAAACTTGTGCTGCACCTAATGTAGCCATTCCTTTTGATTCCATTCTTATTTGTGATGCAATTAATCTAAATTCACCACCTACATTTAAATTCATGTCTCCAGCAACTGTCACTTTACAATCATTATTAATTACAACTTCTCCTGGACCATCTATTCTTATTTTTGCTCCAGCTTGAAGCACAGCATTTAATTCACCATATACTGTTAAATTTTTTGTTCCACCAACTAATTCATAAGTGTTTCTTTCACTAATTGAATAACGATCTCCTACTACACGATCAGTTAATGTACCATTATGATCCCATTCCATCCAACTACCACGTTTATGGAATATATTAATTCGTTCAGCATTTGGTGTATCATCTAATTCGAATACATGTCCTCGTTCAGTTTCAACAACTTTATTAAAAGGATATTCAGCATTGTAAGGTATTTCACACTGATCCCATGTGTCATAATTAAATCTTTCAATTCCTAATGCTCTTGCTGATTCTTTTACATAGACTGAAGTTTTATCTATATTCTCATGACGTGATAATCTAGATGTGTCTGGCTCATTTACATATTCTAAGTATCCTGAAGCAACACCAAAAGATCCTGATGCTGGATTTGAAACAAGACCAGCATTACCAAATTCACCATTATCAGAAATTGGCTTTACATATGCAGTGTTCTCATCAAATAATGTTCCTCCTAAATTTGGCACTCCAACTGAAGTAAATTTTTTTGCTGCTGCTGCACGTCTTGCTTTTTTAGTTGATGATTTACCACCAAATAATTTTCCACCAATACCACCAAGGTTAAATCCACCAAATCCTCCGAGTAAATTTGATATATTACCTGATGTTATATTTGATATAGCAGAGGAGATGTTCCCACTCACACCACCTAATATATTTGTCACTGAAGCACCAATATTTGTCGTGTTTAAAACATTTGATATATTTGCGATACCAGTTGAACTATTTAAAATATTTCCAATACCTGAATTAGATAATACGTTTGTCACATTTGTTAAAGAACCATCTGCTATGTTGGTTAAATTTGAAGTTATAGATTGAGCACTACCACCCAAATTATTTAAAAGGTTTCCTGAAATATTTTGAATTGAACCTGTAATTGTTCCAGTTAAATCTGTTCCTGATGTTAAGTTAGAAAATAATTCTTTTCCTGTTGTAATAGAAGAACCCAAAGATCCTGATGTGACACCACCTAATATATTATCAAAACTCTTTTCACTCATTATTCCTTGAATAGCACCTGCTGCTCCTTGATAGTCTAATGAATTCATTAACTTGGGAATAGAAGAATTAGCAAAATTTTTTACACCAATATCAGATGCAACACTTACTAATGAATCAAACATTTCTTGTGACACTGGTGCTCTTACAACACTTGTAAGTTTATCAGCTACATCTGTTTGTAAATAGTTTTTAAATTCAGTTTGTGCTGTAGCTATATCTATACTTCCAGGAAATGATGTTGTGACTGCTTTTCCTTGAAATGTATCTTGACCATAACCGATTACAGTTTTAACTACATCACCAGCAGCATTTGTAATTTGTACAGCATCTGCTGTGAATGGTGTGTTTGCTATAATATCTTTTACTGTAGTGTCTGTCACAGAGAAAGTAGAAAGTGGTCTTGCTTTTTCTATCTCTAAATCTCCTTTTAATAAAGCTTTAGAATCTTCAGATACTTGTGCTGCTGTTTGTACATTGCCACCACTTTTTGTAGCTACAGCATTAATTATGTTTACATTTGAATCTATTTTACCTGATACAAGTTTTGATACACCATCAGAACCAATTTTTACTGCTGTGTTTGCATTTCCTTTTCTATCAGATGGTTTAAGAACTAAAGAATTATTTTGATTTTGTGGAACACCTGCAATTGTACCAAGTATGACTGGAGTTTGATCATCTTTATCAGTGAATGTGACAAGAACTATACTTCCTAAAACTATTCCTGTTGGCGATACACCAATACCAGCACTTGCTGCTGAATTGACTGGTGATATAGGCATAGCCCATGGTAAATCTATTGTAGGAAGTATTGCAGGGTTTTCATCATGAACACCCATTACTCTCACTTGACATCTACCAAGTTTTAAAGGATCGTTTCTGTTTTCAACTTTACCAATAAATAATTTCATTATGCTAATTCTCCCAGTCCTTGGCTTAAACTATCCTTAATTAATTCTAAAGTACAAGTGTGTTTACTTTCACCATTTATATTATGATTAATCGCAGAAATTAAATAATTGCCTGAATAAGTAGGATCTACCATATCATTTGATTTATCATTAACAGTCTCTACTCTAAATGTTTTTACTTTAACAACTTTGCCTGCTGTATAATCCGTTCTTCCAAGTGTTGTAATCTTTAATTTAAATCCTTGTGTGTTTGCGAGTGCTGATAATCTAAAAAGAAACTTATCACTATTTGATACATCATCAAAACCATTATGCATAGCTGTGTGTTTTATTTTATTATATACTAAACTATCTGGAGCAGAAACAACTTCTGTGCTGTTTAATGGGAACTTATTTAAATGTGGAATTTTATTGAATTGTTCTTGAGATGAGAAATATTGTCTTTTGAATCTTTTTGTTACCATATCATAACTTGTAAGATTAGAAGTAAACATACCTTTAGAAAGTCTATCTATAAAATCAAATCCTTCAGGAATATTCAGAGTAAGTATTCTTTTAAAATCTTGTTCTACGTCTTTTATAGTATCGCCAACGTTTGTTTCAGTTCTTTCATAATTATCAAATATAAAATCTTGAATGGGATTCCCAGCATAAAGAGAATGTAAAGAAATAAAGTTAAACCCATCACGATTTTCATAAAACATATAGGAAGAAATATCATTTTTATTTACACTTTTTTCAGCAATATAATTTAATGTTTTAACAGGACTCCAATTATTCGCAACAAACTTTATACCATTAATTGATTCTTCTACTAAAACTTGTTTATCTGTTAATAATCCTTGATTATCTGTTCTTATTAATTTATCTGCTAGATCAGAACAAAACCCAGACCAAGCATTATTTAAACGAATATTAAGATCACGAACAGCATCTATTGAAATAAATTCTAATGTGTACATTGATAGTTTATCACGTACTGTTGATTTATCAGATACTTTATAAACATAAAATTTACCATTAATTCTTTTTTCAAATCCAGGAGTAGTAATATCTAATACAAGAAACTCTTCACCTATAATTGGAAGCTTGTTAATTAAATCGTATGATTCTACTAAAAGAAGTGATCCTGTAATGAATGGCGAAAATAAATCTTCATAGATATTTAAATTGCTAAACATACCTATTAAATTAATGGTTGAATATTTACCAACCAATTCCATTTTCCTTATATCAGTATCGCCTGCTTGTGTTAATTTATCAGAAAATGCCATAATTATTCTTTATAATGTAGTATTTAAATTATTTGATTCGCCAACTAAATCTTTTAACTCTTGAACAACTGCTTGAATTAAAGATGGTGCTATAATTTTAATTCTTCTTTTAGCTTCGTTCTTTTCAGTTTCATAATCTTTATTTGTAATTCCTACAGCACCAATCACAGTACTATCAACTACAAATCCATCTTTTCTGTATTCTTTAATTGAGTTTTGTGTTCCAGGATATTTTTTATCTACATATAACATTAACTGATTATATGATAAAGGAAAATCATCATAAACATTATAACGATTATTAGCTAACATAATTGTCCAATGTAATGTAGCATCTTTATAAAACTTTTCAGCAATAATCTCAGGTGTTTCTCCCTCACGTATATCATAATATTCCCAAAGAGTTATATTAGAAAGTGCTTGCTTTCTAATTCTAACATTAGTTGTTATATCTGTGACTATTTTAAATACATCTACGTTTTTTTCTCTTAACGTATAATATATTGTAGGAAACCTTTTAAAATACATAATTATCTCCTTAATTAAAATGTGTCAGAACTAGCACCAAAGCCTGAAGAAAAATTAGCATTAGTATTTCTTCGCTGAACTTCACCTTGTTCTAATGCATCTTTAGTAATAATAGAAACTTCTTTAAATGTTAAAGCTACTGAATATGATGTTGGTGATCCATTTTGAAAAGTACTATATTGAGCATTCGGTGCATAGTTTACACTCATTGATTCTAATACAGCTGATCTATGTCTATGAATAAATCTATTCTCTATTCCTCTATGCATAAAGAATATATCAAATTCAGCAGGATATTCGAATACGAATCCAGCATTATCTTTAAATCCTGGATGCATATGATATTTTAATTCGTCTATAATTCTTTTTACATTCTCAGCTTCGTTTTCACTTCGTGGATAAAATTCATAATTATAAGTAAATGATCTAAAAGGTACTCCTTCAAATATTTGTTCTTTCTTAGGGTTGAAAGCTAGACCTGCTAATTTTCCAACAACTTTACCAGTGTCAGTACCTCCTATTGCTTTTAAACCACCTGCTAAAGCTAAATCTAATCCTTTAGCATCAACTTCTCCTGATTTTGTTAAATCTGATTTTGCACCAATAACTTTATTTAAACCTCTACCAGCCAGTTCCGCTACATCAGCTGATGCTTCACCATATGTCACACCATAATTTATTGCTATGTTATTTGGTATATGTAATGCGATTGCAGTTTGTAATCTTTTTCTTGGTTTACCAAATGAACCAGCGATAGTGTCAGAGGCTACAAAAGCTGTACCGCCTAAAGCAAGTAATCCAGCACCAATTCCACCAACTCCTGTCAATCCAGAAGTGATACCTACACCTAATGCACCTAATGTTCCAACTCCTGTTGTAATAATACTTCCCAAACTTTTATTACCTAAATTTTTTAATCCTGATAATTCTTTTCCTACTCTTGATGTGACATTTGGTATAGCACCACCTCTGTCATCGCTTCTTGTGAATACTGAATCTGCTGTGATGTTAATATAAATCATCATGTACTGATTACCATATTCATTCTTTGAAGGATCTACTGAGAGTAGATCGTTAGGATACATATACTGTTTTGTTTTGTATAAATGATCTCCATAGTCGCCGAAGTTAGCTGAAGGAGTTGTATTTGAAATTGCCATATAAATAGAATTGACCTTTTTATTTATTACTATGTTTCACACAAGAAGATACAAACCAATACATCCAGAGAAATACGCAGGAGATCATACACAGATTTATCTTCGTTCATCTTGGGAAACAAAATTCGCTCTTTGGTGCGATAAAAACCCTTCAGTCGTTTCTTGGAAGAGTGAAGAAGTTATTGTTCCTTATCGTTCACCATTAGATAATCGAATTCATAGATATTTTGTTGACTTTACTATAACTGTAAAAGATAAACAAACATCTACTCTTAAGACTTATTTAGTTGAAATCAAACCATATTCTCAGACACAAACACCAGTATATCCAGGAAAACAATCAAGGAGATATTTAAAGGAATGTGAGACTTTTATAGTAAATACAGCTAAATGGAAAGCTGCAAGTGAATACGCAGCAAATAGGGCTCAAAGTTTCATTATTTTAACAGAAAAAGATTTAGGTTTACAATATATTAAATAAATAGATGTATGGCAAGACCAAGACAATCAGCACAAGATATATATGACAAATATAGACAAGATAAATCTATATTAACAAAGTCATTAAATTGGTTTCAAAAAGAAGCGAATAAATTAAGAACTTCTAGAATTGTACCAACAACATTAATAAGACCTGATGGGAATAATCGTATTGCATCAACTATTATTCCAGGAAATTTATATATGTATTTTTATGATGCAAAAACAAAAGACAAGCTACCTTATTACGATCAATTCCCTTTGGTGTTTCCTTTTGACGCAACACCAGATGGGTTTATAGGATTAAATATGCATTATCTACCTTATCAATTAAGAATAAGATTGTTAGATAGATTATTAGAGTTTGCAACAAATAGAAAATATAACGAGACTACTCGTATTCGTTATAGTTGGAACACAATACGATCAGCAAGTAAATTTCGTTTAGCTATGCCTTGTGTTAAAAAATATTTGTTTGATTATGTACAATCATCAATAAT